ACCGCAAGACTCGTAGAACAGCCCTTGTGAAAAGGACTTCTGAGCGTTTACCTTGAAGCCACACATATGCAATAGTTTCACAACTAGTGCGTAGCTTCTCTTCGAACAAACGATATCATCGCCGAAAACGGCAAAGGTACCGAGTTCCGTCTCGCCAGGGAGCTCTCTTTTCCTAGTGGGGATGTAATCCCACAAGATTGGAGTCACTTTCACGGGACGGCGAACCTTCGTTTTATTAAAAGGTTCGTCGAGGGTCTCGTAGACGCTTTTGAGACAAGCTGCAAAGATGGCGGTCTGAAGGGGAAAAGTAAAACCGTTCCCATTCGTACTGACCATATTTAGTGAGACCAGATCACCATCAGGTAGCCGTGTTGTGGGTGACCGCGTTGAACGCAACCACGCAAACACTTGAGGAGGCAGGATCGCCTCGAGCAATGGCATACTGATGGAATCACTGGCGCTTTCTAGGTCGATCGTGCAATAGTCCGCACCAACCGATGCTTCAAACGCCATGGCCTTATTGACCTCCTGCTGCCTGGATAAGTCGATCCCGAAGTAGCTTTTCAGCCGCTTTGTGATTAAATGACCTATGCCAAGCTGGAGCCACATGTTGATCGTGGGCTCCGTACAGATGGTCCTTGCAGTTTTGTCGTTCTTCCTCACGAAGCTGAGTTTGCTTCCTTCAACGGCTCGCGGTATATGACCAGCTTGGTACGAGCACACAAGTGCCTGAAACCATCGGTCGTCCTGCGAAACCGTAAACTCCCATGGGATTAGGAGGTTTTCCTCGGTGTATGACAGCGGTCCGTCGAAGATCTTTGTGTAAAGATCATTTCCGCGGGCAGAAACACTTGCCCCCGGCCCGACGCCCCCACAGCTAATAACCTCCTCAAAACTACCGAGGAGGGGTTCGCTGTTGGGATAGAAGAACTCTTGAAGCACATCTTTCAATGTGCCTATAAGAAGTTCATCCTTGCTGTCATTCGGAGTAAAGCTGAAGAACTCACAACGGTTGTTAATCGCTATGAACTTCTCCAGTGCGGCTGTGCAAGCCACATCCGTCACTTTACCACGAACAGTTAGTTTTGAGAAAATTTTAGAAACTAACTGGGCGCTCGCAACTTCCTGAACGGAAGCCGCATCCGGCCATAGAGAAGAGCCAGCCCGCATAGCGCGGAACTGGTAATCATTCAGATGGTCTTTGAGGTCAACTTGAAGGGTATTGTAAAGAGCGTCAGTCCGACTGGACATAAAGGCCTCCAAAGGATACAACGTATGCCCTATAGGGCGGGAGATTTAACCCAAACGCAGGTGTCTAGTTAAAGTACACCCGAGACCAACGTGTCACCGATCCCAGCAGATTGCTGAGAAGCGAGACCAAACAGAGCCGAAAGGGCCGCCCGAATTTCTTGGGGCGACGCCAGATCGGTGCCTGCAGGGTTATCGATGGTGAGCGTATAAATTGCAGTGTCGACAGCTTGCCCCGCGAGGGGCAGCATGCCTTTCCTGCAAATGATCTTGAACGAGTTACGAGGTATCCGTGCAATCACCCCGGTTGACGGGTTCGGGACACCAAGCTGTTTGTATTGCTTGGGCCTGAACATCGTCAACGTAAAAGGTGAATTCACCGAATGCACCGTTACTCCAGTTTGTGTCCCGCCTAAGGCAGAAACGACATACTGTTTCGCGTTGATATCCGGTGGAGTGTCGGCCACGATAGTGTACGTAGGGCTTGTGAGGCCCGTCTGTGCAGTACCGGTGATCGGACTAGTTGGTGAAAACGGCATGATGCCACTCCTAACAAGGAAGTTATGCAGTCGTCTTAACGGACGAGATGCGAAGGTACTTTCCGCATTGACGCGAGAGCAGCGATATTAAGCCACCTACGGGACCCCCAACCGGGGATCTCTCCCCGGAGGGAGGGGGTCCATGAATTGTCATACGGATAGCGCGAGACAAACTTACGTGATCCAGTTATGGAATGGTAAGGTCCTGTAAAGGTTCGGGTTAAGGAACCCGTGGTATGCACCCAATGACTTGGGGGCGGGCCACGTGTTTGGACAGTTTGAAGTCGCACGGTTTCATTTAACCATGCAAAGTCAATAAACCTCATACCCCATACCTCCAACACATCACCAATATTGGTGAAGTAATCCAGCAGAAAACTCCATGGTACCAGTTCCCACGCCGTAGGCAATATATCGCCAAGCGTAGTACCTAGCATCATCGGAAGCGGTAATTGATCATCAGCACGATCAGACCTCCAAGCACCTCTCAGAATAACTTCTGAAACGTACTTGTCAATCTTTTCACCCTGATAAAATGTTACATCCCCAGGCCAACCAAGCCCTGGGAAGTAACTATACCGAGAGTTAACTGCACTTTCATAACGCCCATCTCCACGGATGCGAATCATGTCAAAAGATCGACCGATTGACATCGCGCGGAAGGCTTTAGCAGCGTCATCAAGATCTGAAATGGTCGGCTTCCAGCCGTATTCCCATTCCAGATAGGTTCCTGCAACAGCATCTCGCACTTGGCGATCAAGGTAGCGCGGCTTCCCCCTCCGTCTTACGGCACGTGCCGTATTTCGGAAGAGGTTGGCGTGCAACTGAGTGACCCCTGTACGAAGGGCTGCAGCAGGGTTGGCTAGCATCTTAGCAAGCTGAAGGAGCTCTCCGGCAAAAACGCCGGATTGCCACAATCGCGTTATATTGCGAAAGTTCTTCGTAAAAGCTATTTCAGCTAGGGTACGCGCCTTTTCAATGTCGCTAGAGCCAGGTAAGGGAAAGAGCGAAGGATCAACCACCAAAGTCCCCAATTCACCGGAGGCAGTGTAGATCGAGTAATTGGCAGGTGCCAAACTCGAATCGACACGTAGGGTTGACCTATCAAACTTCCCTCGAGCATGGAACTGATTACCCAATTGCGTGGTGGAACAATTGCGTCCACTAGCAATTCGAGCTTTCCAATCCGGGAAGTTATCCGAACGGGTAACAGAGTTAATCCAGTCGCGATCGTCTCCAGAAGTAGTCGAGGTAATTACACCTAACTGCTCCTTTTGGATCACACGACTGCACGTATCTGCAAAGCGAGAAGCCTTAAATACAGGCATGGGTAGTCTCCAGAAACATAGGGGGCGAACCTAGTCCGAGAGCTCCGGAAACGGAGCTC